AATCGGGGGTCATTATTATGAATGATTATTGTGAGTATACAAAAGAAATAATTGAAAGATTCAATTTAACTGAAAGTATAACTGTAAAAGATTATTTAGACTGTCCTAGAGAAATCACGACTAAAATACCTGAAAAGAGTGGTATAGTTTTTATTATGTATCCTTATAAAGAAATTAACCTAAAAGAAGATTTCAATAGGATATCTGATGAAGAATTAAAAGAAAAATGGGTAGAAGGTGCAGACATTTTATATATTGGAGGTACTTACAGAGACAGATTCCATAAATTTCCTAGTAATATAGATTTAAGAACTAAAATCCAAAGATTACTCCGTAAGGATTATGAATATTGCTTTATACGAAAGGACGAGAAATTTATATGGTTAAATAAGAATAGTTCCCATTTTAAAATACATTGGTACGAATTAAATAAGTATGAAAAGCCTTATTATCTTGAAAGAACATTGATTATTGATTTTATCAAAAAGTATGGAAAACCACCTCTAGGGAATTTAAGTCTACCAATAAATAATGAGCTAGATTTAAATAACATAAAAGATTATGTCGATTATGTTTGTCCTCAACCACCTAAATGGGCTAAAATACATCAATCACTAATTAACACTTATGAGAAAAACACAGGAGAAAAACTTGAGAAAAGAGGCTTATCGAGTTATGAAGCTGGAGGTCCACCTATACCCCTTATTTTAGGTGGATGGCATGATTCAGGTGATGGGTGGAAATCTGATAGATGGCAGGGAATGATAAGATGGGCAGCAGATCACAAATTGCTTTATTTAATCGACGTAAATGAAGATGAAAAGTATGGCAGGGAATGATGAGATGGGCAACAGATCACAACTTGTTTTATTTGATTGACGTAAAAGAAGATTAAAAGTTTAGAGGTAATTATTTATGATATTTAAAATAATAATATAATTTAATAATATCATAAAAGAGGCACTTCCAAGGAGGTGTCTTTTTTCATGCCTTAAATGAGGAGGTGAGTTTATGTCTGATAATTTTGGTTTGAAAATCGGTCTTGAAGGAGAGAAGGAATTCAAGAATGCCTTGAGAGAAATAAACAGGGACTTCAAGGTTTTAGGCTCTGAAATGAAGCTTGTTACTTCCCAGTTTGACAAACAAGACAAATCCATACAAGCTGTTACTGCCAGAAACGAAGTATTAAATAAAGAGATAGATGCACAGAAGAATAAAATTAAAACTTTAGAATCAGCCCTTAAAAATGCTGCGGATTCCTTTGGAGAAAATGACAAGAGAACAAAGGCATGGAGGACCCAGTTAAACTATGCCAATGCAGATCTAAACAAAATGGAAAGAGAACTGGACGAATCGGCTAAGGAAGCAAAGGACCTAGAAGCTAATTTAGAGAAATCCGGAAAAGCAGCAGAAGATGCAGGAAGCAGGTTTGAGAATATGGGAGGTATTCTTAAAGGCATGGGTGTTGCCATGGGTTCAGTTGCTTTAGCAGCAGGAGCAGCTGCTGTTAAAATAGGTAAAGAAGTAGTTCAGCAGTTTGGTGAACTAGAGCAAAACCTAGGTGGTTCTGAAGCGGTATTTGGAAAATATGCAGATTCCATTCAAAAGACCGGAGAAGAAGCATATAAAAATCTAGGAGTTTCTCAAAGTCAGTATTTAGCTACTGCTAATAAGATGGGAGCATTGTTTCAAGGCTCGGGAGTTGACCAGGAAAAAAGTCTGGAATTAACAGAAAAAGCAATGCAAAGAGCAGCTGATATGGCATCTGTTATGGGTATTGACATGCAGATGGCCCTTGATTCTGTAGCAGGAGCAGCTAAAGGTAACTTCACCATGATGGATAATCTGGGAGTTGCCATGAATGCTACAAGTGTCGAAGCCTATGCTCTAGCTAAAGGACTGGATTTCACATGGGCAAGTGCTACACAGGCAGAAAAAGCTGAATTAGCCATGCAGATGTTCTTTGAAAACACTGAGCAGTATGCCGGTAACTTTGCTAAGGAATCTACCCAGACGGTAACAGGATCAATAGGATTACTTCAAGCTGCTCTTGGATCTTTCACAGCCGGTCTTGGTAATGCAAATGCGGATATGACTAATCTAACTGCGAATCTAGTAGACGCCTTCCAGTCGGTAGTGGAAAACATAGTGCCTATAATTGAAAATATAGTGGTTGCTCTACCTCCGGCAATGGATGGCATAATTTTAGCTATAGGAGAATTACTGCCTCTTTTATTAACTACAGTAACTGATTTGTTTGGACAGGTACTTGGAACATTACTCAGTTTACTGCCGGAACTTATACCTGCAGGAGTAGAAGCTGTAATGACTATCATTCAGGCACTTATAGATAATCTGCCCCTATTAATAGAAGCAGCAATAATGTTAGTTACAGCTTTAAGTGAAGGGATAGGACTTTCACTGCCTGAATTAGTACCTTCAATGGTAGAGGCGGTTATATTAATAGCTGAAACTTTAATTAATAACTTAGACCTTGTCCTAGATGCAGCCTTTCAGATAATAAACGGATTGGCTCAGGGACTTTTAAACTCACTGCCTAATTTGATAGAAGCCCTGCCGCAGATCATAAGCACCATAATATTATTCATAACAAACAATCTTCCGATCATAATTAATATGGGAGTTCAGATAACCCTTCAGCTGGCAAAAGGTCTTATAGGTGCAATACCTCAACTGGTAGCACAGCTTCCTCAGATTATAGCTTCAATAGTAGGAGGCTTTACCAAAGGAATACCTTCTGTCAAAGACGTAGGAAAGAACATATCAAAAGGATTATGGGATGGCATACACTCTATGATTGGATGGCTTAAAGGAAAGGTAGACAATATGGTAGGTGGAATAGTTAAGGGTGTAAAAAATGTATTAGGTATAAATTCTCCCTCCAGAGTATTTGCTGGTATAGGAGCCAACATGAGTGAAGGCATAGGTGAAGGATTTACCAAGTCCATGAAGGATGTTGAAAACCAGATGAACAGGACCATACCTACATCCTTTAACATTGATACAAATTTAGGAAGTAATGATTTAATGGGCACAAGTAGTACACAAAACTACTTTAACATAGCAAATATGACGGTAAGAAAAGACAGCGACATAAAAAGCATAGCAAGAGAGCTTTATCTACTTCAAAGAAGAAATGAAAGAGGGGTTGCACTCACATGATAGGTTTTACATATAGGGGGAAACACTCGGGTGAATTTGAAGGACTAATAGTAAATACTGACAACAACCAGTTAATAGCAAGCAAAAGATTTGAAAGAATAACTGTTCCGGGAAGAGAAGGTCAGTACATATTCGAAGATGGATACAACAACAAGGTAGTGGAGTTTGACTGCAGCTTAATAAAAGGAAACATTCAAGATAGACGTCAAAGAGCAAGGGAAATAGCCTACTGGCTGTCAGGAACAGGAGATCTTGTTCTTGACGGTGAAGATGACAAGACATACAAGGTTGTAAGAACAGTAAGCGGTATAGACTTATCACTAAATCAAATTATAGAAAACTTCAAGGTTGTATTTGAGACAGAACCTTTTCAGCTTGGAACCTTTAAAAGTGTAAGTGTAGATAATTCTTCAAGCATAGCCTTAACAAACGAAGGAACAGTAGAAGCAGAAACCTTAATATCAGTTACAGGAACCGGAGATGTATCCCTAAGTCTTGAAGAACAGTCACTTATTTTAACCGGATTAACAGAAAAAATTACCTTAGACAGCAAAAGATACTTAGTCTACAACGATTTAAAGGAAAACAAGCTGGATATTCACTCAGGAGATTTTATTAAAATACCTCCGGGAAGCTCCAGTCTTTTAATTACAGGAACAGTTTCTAATATATTAATAGAGTACTATGACACATATATCTAAAGGAGGTAGAAAGCTTTGATAAGTCTTTTTAATAAAAGCACCAATGAAAAGATAGCCTACCTTGATGATTTAATAATAGAAGACACCATCCAGATTACAAGAAAGATAAATGGAGAATTCACTCTAAGTTTTGAGATTATGGAAGATGATCTTAAAACCATCTACCTGGATTCAGAAGGATATATTCTTTGCAACGGTTACTACTTCGACATTAAATACATTGAAAAGGAACATTCTGATACCTTAACCTACCGAATCGAATGCGAGCATGTAAGCTATAGGCTGATTGAAAGTGAAGTTGAATATTATACCTATGACGGGACACCTTCTCAGATACTTGCAAATATATTGTCAGGAACTGAGTTCTCTACCGGAGAAATTGAAAGTACAGATATAATAACCTTTGCAGTTTACGAGGAGACTAATAAGCTTGGCTTGGTTCAAAAGCTGGCAAACTTATTGGAGTTAGAAATTGATTACAATAACTTTTCAATTTCTCTTAAAAACACTATTGGAATAAACACTGGGTTTGCAGCAGTATTTGGAAAAAATCTGAAAGGTATCAGAAAGATAATAGACAGAAGAAGCAACATTACCTACTACCATATTGATTTAGTTGAACTGAAGAACCACACTGATTATGTAGAATTCAAAGATTTAGAAAACGTTGGAGTGGGAGACACCATCAGGATAATAGATAAGGCTATGAATATCGATGTTATAAACAAGGTGGTAAAGAGGTCTTATAATCCGATTAAATCAATCAATTCAAAACTTGAGATAGCAAACAGCATAGAACTTCTAACAGATAAAGTTACTAAAATACAGAGGGATACGCTGGCAAAAGGGAAAACCTATCACGGAATAAAAATAAGTCCTGATACCGGATTTGAAAGCATAAGAAGGGACAAGATGGCAAGAGGTATCTTTAATTCAGACACCCTGGCATTTCAAAAAGGCGACGGCACCGGCGAGAACTGGACAAATGCAGTATATTTTGACGTAGACCAGGGAGAGTATGTTTTTAACGGAAAGCTGTCTTCTGATGTTGCGGTTTCAAATACTGTAATAACAGAATCACTTTATGCTGAAAACGGAGTAATTGCTAGACTTACCGTAGACATGTTGGAAACTTCAAATAAGGTGGAAAGATACCTGAATGAAGATGCCAGTGATATGTCCTTTAAAAGAGTATATGAGCAGTACGATTTATATATAACAGCTTCTGTTAAATACGACGAATATGATAATCCTCTTTCAGAGCAACTTACAACTAAAGATTCAAATCCTGTTTTCTGGGCTGATGAAACTCATACAAATACAACCTTAACCGATACAGGATATCCTGTAATGGTGTATCAGTACGATGAAGTTGTAAAGATGCAGATTTCCTTTGAAGCAGATCCGGAAACTGGATACTACCTTCCAATAATTCAGCTTGGCCAGGGGGACGGTGTCACTGATCTGTCTAGCAAAGCATATATTCGAAAAGGACAAACCGGAGTTGAAATGACATATTTTGAAAGCAACACCGGTAACAAAAGAAAGTTAAGCATAACAGATGACGGTGTTATTGTTGAAAACGGCTCTGAAAGTGTAGATCAGAGAAATGTAAGAAATATAATCCCTACTCCATTTAACCCTACGACTGGATTGGGGGATGTTGGAGATATATTTATAGAATACGGTGAGGATATAATTTCCGATGAAGAAGGCTCTGAGTTAGTAGGTGGTGGAGACACTTCTTTGCATACCCACGATGACAGGTATTATACAGAGACGGAAATAGATGATACTATATCTTCTCTTATTGAGCAAACAACTACATATCTTCACAACCAGTCAACTACTTCAGATATTTGGAATATAGAACATAATTTAGACAAATACCCTTCTGTTACCGTTGTTGATAGCGGAGGGAGTGTAGTTGAAGGTGAGGTAGATTACATAGATAGGAACAATATAACTTTAGCTTTTAGTGGTGCTTTTAGCGGCAGAGCTTACTTGAATTAGGGGTGGTGTGATGAGTGGAGATTTAGTTCCTCAAGGTAGATATAAAAAAATAAAAAAAATACATATAAAAGATGCTGAAGGGAATTTGAATAAAATAAAAAAGTTACTGATAAAAAAGAATAGTTACTTAGAATGATTGAACTCTACAAGTCATATTGAACAAATTAATTACGGAGATATAGATTTAGAGTTTAATCCAAGAAAACTAAATCCAAGAACTGAACTTTTGCATATTACAGGAAATTATACGTTAGTGTAGATGGTACTGGTAGTCAAGGGATATATCTAAACAGACCACAAGAAGAGAAATTCTATGCGAAGCTATGGAGCATGGATAGTAGTGGAAACTTGTCATTATTAGATATAAAACTTTTTTGGCATTTTGTAGGCTCAAATATGTCTATGTTTCAACCTAAAATTATTAAAGTCAACAACAACAAGGCTTGCATATCAATAGGCTACGACAGAGTATATGTAAGATTTTATATCTGCGATATATTATCAGGAAGTTCTTTAAATGTTAACTCAGGGGTTACTCAAAGCCTAGGCTCTCATTTGGAAAATCTTAACGGAACTATGTTTTTAGTTGAAGATAAAATACAGTATGTTGGAGTGTCTGAAAACTCATATGTATTTTGTGTAGTATATGACCCTTATGCAGAAGAGGTGGATAGCAGTCTGTATCGTTATGTAAACATAGGGGATAGAAATATACCTTATCGCATGTCGATAAGAAGAGTTCATAAAATAGGGGAAAGTGTTTATTCTTCAGGCGATAGAGTATATATGTGTTGTCTTATTGAAGATGTAGAAACCTATGGAAGTAACAATGTAGAGTTTAGGTTTCATTATGTAGCATTTAGAACGTACAATAACGGTAATGTATATGCTTTAAGGTTTCAAGAAGATATTGTATTGTTAAATTATATTAAAAAGGACTTTGACTGGAATTTTTCTCATTATCTCACAGATACCTTGTTAATACCTTACGGAAGTGGGTTTATAGTTGCCTCAGATGAAGGATATGGCAACGATATTGTTTTAGCATATTTTGATTTAGACCCTATTTACTACATGGGTACAATACATGATAGTCAAGTAGTTAGGTTAAATTTACATGGAGCTATAATAAGCGAATTGGAAGATATGAAAGTAGTAGGGGAAAATCTATATATAATAGGTACGGCAGAAAAAGGGGAAGTCAATACAGGCTATTATACAAAAGTAAAAGTTGTTTTAGTATATCAAATAGCAGATGGAAAGTTTAACTATTTAGGTAGGGAAATTATTCCCTTCAGTCCAGTTGGTTTAAATGTTTATAGAGATAAAAATTTTAACTTATTTAATGGGTCTAACTTAAAGTTGTTTCTTTCAGAAAGAGTTGAAAGCTATATAATTAGAAGATGTGCAAACCGCAATATAAATGAAGGGACAAATATTTACAATATGAGAAGAGCTTTTATTGATGTAGGGGCTCATCCTAATATATTAACATTACCTCTTGTTTCAAATTTTTCAGGTGTCGTAGGGTATAATAGTCCATTTACCTTAGAAAATGATTATCTCGACTCTTTTAATTTTGATAGTGGATACTTGCAAGCAACAGGGGAAAGAAGTTATATGTACTTAGGTTATTATAGTGAAGAGGGAGATCCCGATTATTTCAATCAAGACCTTTTTAGTGATATAGAAATATCAATACTTTTTAAAATAGAGCCCAACTCGGATGATGAGTGGTATCAAATAATGGAAGTAGAATGTGCCGACTTTAATTATAATTATGGAATGAGTATAGGGATGAGTTGGGAGCAGGATTATATTGATATGTGGGGATATATCTACGATGAAAATAAACATTTTAGTAATGACGATATTTACGAATGGAGAGATGATTATTCGAGAAATTTAGCTGATGGAGAATGGCATGAAGCTATGATAAAAATAGATAATTATAGAATATATATTTATATAGATGATGAACTGCTTTTGTTTACAGATTATATTGGAACAGATTTTAGAATGGATAGTATATTAGGACATTATGGCATTGGTTTAGATGGCAACGAATACATAGGTTACACTCAATTTAAGCATGAAAAAATATTAGAAGAAACAGAATTAATGTAAGAAAGGAAGGTAAAAATGGCTAAAAAGTTTTTAGTATCAATAGACTTAAACAAGAATGAACTACAAAATGCAGTAGTGCAAAATTTAGCGAGTGCACCAGGGACCCCTTTAAACGGACAGATTTACTACAACTCAGGAGACAACACTTTCTACGGCAGAAAAAATGGAGCCTGGGTACCATTAGATACTACTGAAATTAATTCTCTTGCAGATATTAATGATGTTACTATTACATCTATTACTAATGGAGAATTTTTAGTGTGGCAAACCGACCATTGGGAGAATAAAACTCCTAGTGAAGCAGGGGTGCAGGTTAGAAGCGAAAAAGGTGTAAGCAATGGATATGCTGGACTGGATGCTAACGGTAAAGTGCCAACTAATCAATTACCAGATACCGTATTAGGGCAGTTGTCATATAAAGGAACCTGGGATGCTTCCGGTGGCTCTTACCCTGCAAGTCCATCCACAGGAGATTTTTATATTGCAAGTGTCGCTGGTGTTGTAAGTACAGTTGATTATGAGATAGGTGACTGGGCCGTATACAACGGTTCTAGTTGGGATAAGGTTGACAACTCCGACAAGGTATCATCTGTTGCAGGTAAAACCGGGGTTGTAACTTTAGTAGAAGATGACATAACTGACTTAGATAAATACACCCAGTCGGAAGTTAACGGTCTATTAGCCGGCAAGTCAAACACAGGTCATGGTCATACAGCAAGTGATATTACAGACTTTGATATAGAAGTTGCTAATAATACTACTGTTGCTGGTAAGGCGGATAAATATGCTGAGTCCATAGGAGATGGAACAAACACTTCATTTACGGTTAACCATAACCTTGAAAGTCAAGATGTAATAGTGCAAATTAGAGAATCGGGAAGTCCTTTTGAAGTAGTAATAGCCGATGTAGAGATTACGGATTCCAACAATGTAGAAATTAAGTTCAACTCTGCTCCAACTTCTAATCAATACAGAGTTATAGTAATAGGGTAGGTGGTTTCATGAAAAATCTTGCTCCAGTTACTGAAGATAAAGACTTAGTAACAAAAGAATATTTAGAAGCTAATGCTGGAAGTGGAAATAACTCTATTGATGGAGGAAACCCAGAGTCAATTTATACAGCAGATCAGATTATAGATGGTGGTGATGTCAATGGCGACTAAAATACAGTTAAGACGTGGCACAGCTTCAGCTTGGACTTTGGCTAATCCATTACTTGCTGAAGGAGAAATGGGAGTAGAGACTGATACCGATAAGTTTAAAATTGGTGACGGTACAACTTCTTGGAATAGTTTAGTTTATGCAAACCCTATAAATGCTGACGATATAACTTATGAAACTTTAAATGCCAATGGAGATGTTGGAACAGGACCTGCTCAAGTAGCTAAGGGCGATCATAACCATGATGCAGATTATGAGCCTAAAAATACAAATATCCAATCCCATATTTCTAATACATCTAATCCTCATTCAGTTGATAAGGTTGATGTTGGCTTGGGAAATGTAGATAATATATCCATTACTTCAGGTACTGCTGATCCTACTGGAGGTTCTGATGGAGACATTTACCTTCAGTATGAGTAGGTGATGATATGGCTAAACAGAAGCATATTAAAGTAAGCGGTGCATGGAAACCCTGTACATCAGTATGGACTAAAGTGAGCGGAACCTGGAAATCTGACGTAATGGTGCATTTAAAAGTAAGTGGAGTTTGGAAAGAATGCATGTCTTATGGAAGCGACAGGTTGTATTATGCAGAGAGTGGAACTGACAAATACTATGAACTTAATCCTGATACCCTAGCTTCTATAAACAGCGCTTCTTCTCCTGATGAAAGACCTACTGGTGGAGGAGGTATAATCGGCAGACTGTATGGTGGAGATGGGCTTCTTAATAAAAACTACGAACTCAATAAAGACACCCTCGCTGTTATAACTACAGCAAATGCTCAAGGCAGTTATCATGGTGGAATAGGAGGAATGGAAGACAGATTATTTCACTGCGACCACGGCACAGATAAAATATATGAACTAAATGAAGATACCTTAGCATCCATAGATAATGATGATTCTCCATATAGTCAACCTAGAGATATAGGAGGTATGTTAGATAGACTATTTAACTGCGATTCATCATATCATAGGATAGCGGAGTTAAATACAAGCACTTTTGCTGTTATAGATTATGTATCTACAGGAACAGACCCAAATGGTATAGGTGGAATGAATGGTAGATTGTATCATTGTGATTATGGTGCTGATGAACTTTATGAATTAAATACAACTACATTAGCGATTATTGAAACTGTATCAGCACAGAGTAATAGACCTCAAGGTATTGGTGGAGTTAAAGTATAGAAGGAGATGGTGATATGAAAATATTAAAATTTAAAGGACAGTTAATAGATATAATGGGAGAAGATGCTAGAAAAAACTGGCTAAGGGATTTAGGCCTCAAATATCACAGAGGTCATCAAAGTCCTGAAGATGAAATAACATTAATGGAAGTTGTGGATGAAAGCAAGTGTCAAAAATATTTAAACCACTTAAATGTTGATGTTATAACTCCTGCCCAGGCAAATCAAATTATTGAAGAGAAAATGGACAAAGTGACATACAAGGTTACAAGCGAAGCTTTGATGAGCGCCAATATTAACAAGAAGGTTACAGAAAACTCCCTTGATTTGGAGAAAGCTCTTCCTGAATGGGATGACCAGCAGGAGCTTGAATACCTGTACAACTCAGGAATAAGCGGCATAAAAAGGATTGAAAGGGTAGTAGGCAAATATTCAGAATCAAGTAAGGAGATAAGCCTATGACAGAATATTTTGAAAAACTAATAGATGGAGCAAAGCCTGTATGGGCTTTTTTTATTACCCTAATAAACTACATCCTCTTTCCCGACCAGGCTTTTAAGACTGCTGCCATGGCTGTAGGGGCAGCCATTATTTTAGATATATTTACAAAATACATGGCCCTTTCGGAACAGGAAGGGGGACTGAAGAATGCACTAAAGAATAAAATCATAAATTCAAACCGCCTGTGGGATGGGACAAGAATAAAACTTTTTTCTTATCTGGTGGTATTCATATTAGCCGGACTTTCTTACCGGGTTACTATGCTCCACCAGGCCAGTGTATTTTTAGCAACAGTGGTTTACACGGTAATATTTTTAAGAGAAGCACAGAGTATTCTCGAGAATTTATGTGATGCAGGAGCTGATTTCAAATGGCTGCTTATTTGGGCCAAAAAAAAGGAAAAGCAGATTTTAGAAGAGGACAAGGAAATAGAAAAAGAGAGTGATGACGATGAGAAAATATAAGGTAAAAGAAGATCTGCTGACTGTAAATTCCTACTCAAGACCTGGTGAGAAAATCAATCAAGTCAAGGGAATAGTAGTCCACTGGGTAGCCAATAGAAATTCTTTTGCACAGGCTAACAGAAACTTCTTTGAAAGCAGAAAGAAGGGCACTAAAGGTTACGGTTCTGCCCATGAGGTTATTGATTTAGATGGAGATATTTTAGTATGCATTCCTGAAAATGAAATGGCATATCATGTAGGAAGTCCAAATCCGTATACCAAAGAAGCTCTTAAATACTTAAGTGACTACCCAAATAACTGCACTTACGGAATTGAATGCACCCATATTGGATATGATGGAGAGATGACTGAAGAAACCTATGAAACATTGGCTGATAGGTGTGCTGATCTGATTGTTAAGTTTAATCTAGAAGAAGTAGAAAAGCCGCTGTGGCTCCACAAGGAGGTAGTAGGATGGAAGGACTGCCACAGGTGGTTTGTATATAACCCGAAGGAATGGGAGCTTTTTAAAGATAAGGTTAAAAGGAAGGTGGAGGAAATGAAGTTAAAATTAGATGAAACCTGGCAGTGGAATATGCTTTATGAATCTGTAAAGAAACTTGAAGATAAGAAAGTATTAACCAGTTCTAAATGGAGAGAAAAAATCCAAAGTAAAGATATTACAGTACATGAACTGGTATGGCTTAACACTATATTAATGGAAAGACTGTACGGGAGGGATAAAGATGAATAAAATAAACTGGAAACAAAAGCTAACTTCAAGAAAATTCTGGGCGGCGGTAACTGGTTTTGTTACTGCTATTTTAATGGCATTTAAAATCGATGAAATGACTATTGAGCAGGTAATCGCCATTATATCCGCATCCTCTGTTTTAATCGCTTACATAATTGGAGAAGGAATTGTTGATGCAGCCAGAGTAGAGAAAGAAGAATAGATTTAAACAACAGGAGCTTTATTCATCATAAGCTCCTTTTTTTATGGAGGAATATTATGACAGGAGAAGAAAAAGAACTAATAAAAGAATACAGGCTAAAGGGAGTTACATATTCAAGGATTAGCGACACCCTTGATATTCCAGAAAATACTATAAAATCATACTGCAGGCGTATAGGTTTAACTAAGAAACAAGAACCTAAGGTTAAACCAAGAAAAGAAAAACATACTCACTGCAAGGAGTGTGGCATAGCTCTAGTCCAAAATTCAAGGGGTAAGCCTAAGAAATTCTGCAGTGAAAAATGCCGTAGATTATGGTGGAAACATAATAATGATAAACACGACAAAATGTCTTACTACACTATTAAATGCCAGGAGTGCGGTAGAGTCTTTGAAAGTTACGGCAAAAAGGACAGAAAGTTTTGCTCCCACAGCTGCTATATAAACAATAGATTTGAAAGAGGGGATAATGATGAACAGTTATCAGTTTGAAAGAGAAAAAAACTATCAAGCCTCGGTGTCTATCGCTAGAAGCATGCTAAAAGAAGGTTTAATTGAAAGAAAAGATTTTGTTGAAATCAAGAAACATTTAATCAGATTATATAATCCCTTAATAGGCGGTTTATATTAACATATTAGCTTGCTATGTATCAAAATTAGAGTTAATATCGTGATGGAAGGAGGGAAAAATGTGAACAGAAAAGTAAGTAAAATGAAGGCTTTAAACCCAAAAGCCATCACAAAAAAGAAAGTAGCGGCTTATGCCAGGGTATCCAGCGGCAAGGATGCAATGCTACATTCATTATCAAATCAGATTAGTTATTACAGCAGGCTCATCCAAAGTAATCCAAAGTGGGATTATATAGGAGTTTATGCAGATGAATCCGCTACAGGAACTAAGGACAGCAGAATAGAATTTCAGAAATTGTTAAAAGACTGCAGGAATAAAAAAATTGACTTAGTTATTACAAAGTCCATATCAAGATTTGCTAGAAATACTTTGACTTTGCTGGCGACAGTAAGGGAATTAAAGGAACTAAATGTAGAGGTGTATTTTGAAAAAGAAAATATTTATTCTTTAAGCGGGGATGGTGAGCTGATGCTGACTATCCTCGCTTCTTTTTTTCAGGCAGAAAGCTATTCTGTAAGCGAAAACTGCAAATGGAGAATCAGAAAGAGATTTGCAGATGGAGAGCTGGTTAACCTAAGATTTCTATACGGCTACGACATCGGTAAAAATGAAATATCAGTAAATGAGAAAGAGGCTGAAGTTGTAAGAAAGATTTTCAACGATTATCTAGAAGGAAAAGGAACTACGGCAATAGCAAAAAAACTAAGAGAATTGAAAATTAAAAGACCTAGAGGTGGAACTTGGACTTCAGAAAGAGTGGCAGAGATTTTAAAAAATGAGAAGCATTCAGGGTCTGCAATACTACAGAAAAAATTTGTTTTAGATCATTTATCGAAGAAGTTAGTAAAGAACAAAGGAGAACTTCCAAAGTACTATGTTGAGGAAAGTCATCCAAAGATTATATCCAAAGAGATATTTGAAAAAGCACAAGACAGACTGGCTAAGAACTCTGATAAAACTAAAAAGCCTAAGAAAAAATATGTTCTTACTAAAAAGATAGTCTGTGGAAAATGCGGCAAGAATTACAATAGAAAGGCTATTCACGGAAGAGTTTACTGGGGCTGCAGCACATACCTTCATTTTGGAAAAGATTCATGTCCTTCAGGTCAAATACCTGAGAATATTCTAATAGAAAAAATTAATGAAGTATTGGAGTTAGATGAATTTGACGAGAGAGTGTTTAAGGACAGAATAGATAAGATTATCATTTCAGAGACTTTCAAATTAATATTTGAAATGAAGGATAGCAGTAATATTGAATCTAAATGGAATCATAAATCAAGAAGTTATAGCTGGGATAATGAAAAAAGAGAGGAAGCGAGAATAAGAGAATTAGAAAGAAGGAAAGGAGTGGCATCTTGAAAGCAGTAAGAGTAATACCAGCAAAGAAGAATCATGAAACAGAAAACAATACATTTAGGAATAAAAAAAGAGTTGCGGCTTATGCTAGAGTTTCAACTAATTTTGACGAACAGCAGACAAGTTTTGATGCCCAACTTAATTACTATTCAAAATATATTAAGTCAAAACCAGAATGGGAATTTGTAAAGGTATATTCAGATGAAGGTATTTCTGGAACTAGCACAAAGAAAAGAAAAGGCTTCAACAACATGATTGAAGATTCAATAGATGGCAAAATTGATTTAATTATTACAAAATCAGTTTCTAGATTTGCAAGAAATACAGTAGATACTTTAACAACTATAAGGAAATTAAAAGATAAAAATGTTGAGGTATTTTTCGAGAAAGAAAACATCTATTCATTAGATTCTAAAGGTGAATTAATGTTGACGATAATTTCAAGTTTAGCGCAATCTGAAAGCCATTCAATCTCTCAAAACGTGACCTGGGGCCAGCGCAAGCGATTTTCAGACGGAAAAGTAAGCCTTCCTTATGGACAATTTTTAGGGTATGAAAAGGGAGAAGACGGACTACCTAAAGTGGTGGAAAAAGAAGCCAAGATTATCAGAAAAATTTACAGGCTGTTTTTAGAAGGAATGACCCAATCAAAAATTGCAAGAATACTGACAGAAGAAAAAATACTATCTCCCGGAGGAAAAGCAAAATGGCACTCAACTACGGTTAAAAGCATCCTTCAAAATGAGAAATATAAAGGCGACGCTCTTTTGCAGAAGAGTTACACAGTTAATTTTTTAACAAAAAAGAAGAAAGTTAACGAAGGAGAAGTTCCACAGTACTACGTGGAAAACAGCCACGAAGCCATCATAGAGCCTGAAACCTTCGAACTGGTTCAGGCAGAGTTTAAAAGAAGAGAAAAAGCAGGTAAATACACCAGTGCTATAAACTGTTTTGCCAGCAGAATAACCTGCGGAGACTGTGGAGGATTTTACGGAAGAAAGGTATGGCACTCTAACACCAAGTACGCCCAAACCATCTGGCAGTGCAATAATAAATTCTTAAGAAAAGGTAAATGCACAACACCACATCTTAAAGAAGAAGTGATAAAGAAAGCTTTTACAGAAGCCTTTAACTCTCTTATTAACAAGAAAGAAGAAATACTTTCTAACTACGATGACATAATTAAAAAGATTACAGACTACTCTAAAGAAGAAAAAGAAATAGAAAAAATTGAAATAGAATCTCAGGTACTTCAAACATCAATAGAAAGACTGATATCAGAAAATGCAAGAACTACAATAGATCAAGCTGAGTACGTTAAGAAATATAATGCTCTGGTTGAAAAGCACAACAACCTTCAAAAAACAATGCAAACTCTACTAAGGGACATAGACAAGAAAAAAGCCAAGAGAAACTTGATGAAGGCATTCTTAAAAACATTAAAAGAACAGAAAGATTTTTTCACAGAATTTGATGAGAAGATATGGTCTTCTACATTAAACGATGTAGAGGTAAAAAATAATGGAAAATTAGTGTTTAACTTCAAAGACGGAAGAGAGCTTCCCTGGAGCATAGAAGATGAAAGATAGAAATATTAATATAGTAAATCCAAAAGAAAATATGATAGAGCCATTTAAAAAGATAAGAGTGTGTGCATATGTAAGGGTATCTACAGTAAATGAAAAGCAGCAGGACTCTTTAAGAAATCAAAAAGAATACTATAAAAAGAAAATAGACAAAAATCCAGACTATGTAAATTGCGGAGTATATTCTGATTACAAAAGTCCTTCCAAATTAAGCATCATATGCTCATTCAGACATCTCTTAATGGTAAAATTATTAGAAATTATGCAGAGAAGATGTTAGAGATTATAATAAATAATAATATTACAATAGATAGCGGATTATTTTATGTTTATGAAATATCTTTTCATCAAAATGGTGAAGAACATTTCTATAGCAGTTTATTTATACCAATATAAAGACTTATACTTATATTTGATTTTTTAAGTTGATTAATTATCAACAAGACACCTAAAAAGGTGTTTTTTTGACTTTTTGATTGGAAGTGAGTCGAATCCTGAGAGGGCGTGACCGAGTAAAAGCTGCTAAATGAATATAATCAAAATTCTTTGATTTCAACAGGTTTTAGAAAAAAAATTCAATTACACCTAATGATTTGCACCGAATAATACAAGAATAGAATTGATTTGACCCTAAAAAAAATTAGACAGTTTTATAAAGCAACTAGTAAGGATTGAATTCTATACTCAACAGGATTCAGTCTTTTTAGTTTACTCTTTATTCTCTTTGTATTATACCATTCTATATACTCAACCAGTTCCTTCTTAAAATGTTCTACACTCTCAAATTCCTGTAAATATAGTAGCTCTGATTTTAATAACCCAAAGAAATTCTCCATAACTGAATTATCCAAACAATTTCCTTTTCTTGACATACTCTGAATTATTCCTCTTTCTTTTAACTGTGCCTGGTAATTTTTCATTTGATATTGCCACTCTTGATCAGAACTATAACGAATTCGCCATAGTTCTGATAATGGAAGCCCTATGAAAGGACAGGACTTTCAGAATTTACTTGTACATCTAGGTATTACTAAATCATATTCTAGACCCCGTGTAAGCAATGACAATGCTTATTCTGAATACTTATTTAAAACATTAAAGTACACAAAGGGTTTCCCTGCTAAAGGCTTTAATTCAATAGAATTTACAAGAAATTGGGTCAACAAATTTGTGGATTTATACAATAAAGAATTTATGCACAGTTCCATAAAATTCGTAACCCCTCATCAGCGACGCTATGGACTTGATAAGGAGGTTTTAAGAAAAAGAAAAGAATTATATGAAAAATCACGTCAAGAAAATCCCGGTCGATGGTCTTGTGAAACCAGGAACTGGGACTATATAGATTATGTAGCACTCAACCCTGTTAACAAAGAAGAAATTTTAAAGGAAACACGACAACTTAATTGACATCTACCGCCTCTTCAACTGATTTTTCAAGTCTTTTATTAGAATTTTTGTTTTTTTAACTAATGTTTTTATTAGGGCGGCCTCTATTCTCATTAAAAAGCCCTGCTTCTCCTTCCTCATAATATATGCGTTCCCATTTTAGCAAAGTTACATCCGAAGGAATACTAAGCCTTGCTGATGTTTCTCTGCTTGAAAGTATATTGTTATGCATATATTTTACTACATTAATTTTAAATTCACCAGTATATGTTCATGATTTAATTGTACCACGTTAAGTAAAAATTTGTCCTATTTAGTGTAACTATCCAGTCCTTTAACACCGTATATACTATACATCTTCCACCATCTTTTACCTGCTGATTCATTTACCCCTAATTTCTTAACTGCTGAAGCAAGGGAATGCTTATTACTCTTTACTAATTCAATAAAATCTCTTTTAATTTTATCATTGTATTTTGTCATAAAAAACTACACCTCAAAATATTAATTTGTTTGTCTAACATTTAGGGTGCAGTTGAGATTTCGATGCATTTTTAGGTGCGTACTTTTTAGCGTTAGTATTTTAACGACTATTTGAAAGACAATTAA